AGCGGCATCCCAAGCGGCATCCCAAGCGGCATCCCCAGCGGCATCCCAAGCGGCAGACCTAGCGGCAGACCTAGCGGCATCCCCAGCGGCAGACCTAGCGGCATCCCAAGCGGCAGCCGTCATCTTATCTAGGTGCAACCAAAACGCTAGTAAGAGTGGAGCTTTGTCGCCAAGTATTTGCACGGGATCTGATAGAACCAATTGTGGCGCTCCCCCGACCGTATCGTTTACATTGCGCAATAGGACTGCGTGCGTTTGGCTAATGCCTAGAATCCTAGCAACTTCCGCGTCTGCTTTGGTCTGCGTCATGGTTCGCAACTGCGCATCGGTGAATCCAGCGCAAGCGAGAACATCACCTTGCGCACATTTGCAGCCATAGTCGTCGATCAATTTTCCTTTGAAGAGCGGTCTGGAAAGGCCGCTCCATCGCTCTACCATCGTTTCAATACTTACACTCATCTCAGTCTCCCTGCTTTCTCGAGGATCTCTACGATGCCCTTGTAGCTATCGCTCTGGTTGTTTGGTTCAAATGGGTTGTAGTGGCGCTCTTTCAAGGTCAGCAGCATCTCGACCATCTCTGGTGCGCACAAGATCAGCTTAGCATTCGCTTGTGCTACATCATCTTTACCGTAGACGTCGGCAATCTCTTTTCCCCCTGCGTCTATTGAGAGCTGGTCGGCATAACGGGGTTCGACCATCTCCCACTTCTCTTTTGTGTATTTGCTCATCTGTTTAATACCTCTTTCTTAATCATCACCACTCGCGTAGCAACTAAGCCTTCATAGAATTTCTTCTCGAAACGGTCTGCCCATTTACAGGCTTCGAGCGCGTTTTTGAAGTCTGAAACAGAACTATAGTCTTCGTTGAACGCAGTGCTCCAGTTATCTAGTCGGTTACTTCTGTCACTGAATTTATACTCAACAATGTAACTAGTCAATCTACAACCTCCGTGACTCCTACTTCGGTTACAAAGACAAGAGCTCTTTTCCAGATTTTAATGAGCTCAAGAGCTTTACTATACATCTCAAATGAGCACTCTCTATATGTAGGTTCGAGATTCCTGATGGTGTACCAGGCGTAGAATGTGTGCCGCATCTTATAGCCACCCTCTCTTCTTACATAGTTCGTAAACCCACCACATACGGATTGAGAAGACAATCGTAGCGTACGTCACTAGCTTAGGATTGTCAAAGTCGCCGTACTCTTCTCTTGTAATATCAAAGAGATTCAGAGTACCGTAATTGTCTGCTGTGTTAGGCAGAAGAGAAGAGCTGAGGGTGTACTTATACCTACCACTCAGTTGACGATTATGTGAGCGTTGCTCAATAGACAGATATAGGTCTTCACATTTGTCGCAGAAGATGCTGTAAGGAACACCATGACCGCAGAACCCATCATCAACGTAGGACATTAGCGTCCTCCTTGCTTTTTATCTTCTGCTATTTGTTTCCATGTAAGTGGGTGCGTCAGTATAATCCACGCGGTCTTGAAGACCGCTAAGAAAGTACACCACACAACTATAGCAATGTAGGTCCACTCTCCTATGTCATCGGGTTTCATGCTCTTAAAGTCTCTACTCATGCTAGCGGCCTCCTTTGTCAATAGCGATTGCGGTCTCTCGAATCGTGCGGTTGAGGTTGTTTATCTTACTACGACAGAGAGCCTCGGCTTTCGGTGTCTCTGACATCTCAAGGTCATGCCCGCAGAACCTATCATCAACGTAGGACATTAGCGTCCTCCTCTCTGGATAGCAGCTTCTGTGAACACGATGGTTTTGTAGATGCGAGCGGCTTTGTCGACGCATTCTTTAGCCGCCTTATCGGCTTGAATCTTTCTCGACCCATGCTCTTGAATACTAGCTTTGTAAGTATAACCATTCGCTGATTTTAACCAGTGTGCCCGTGAAATCTGAAGCCGTTCAAGAGAGCTTTTACGCTTTTGCTGCTTTGTCTGTGGCATTTTCTCACCTGGATTGACTAGCGTATCTGTGAATGGTTAAACTACTTTGCGTTCGATGTTGTCAATATGATTCCGCAGAGCTCTTGGCACGTAGTGAGAGCAGAGCCCACCGTGTTCACACCACTGTTGTGTGCCGGCAGGAATAAGCTTGCCGCACTCAGAGCACGTAGAGGCTGGCCACTTGTTAGTAGTAATAGCAGGTACCAACTCAACACTTCCATTGTAGCGAATCTTTGCTACTTTCTGCGCGTCCCGCCCTCTGACTTCACCGCAGTCACCCAGCATGTCTGACGCTCCGTAATTGTGGTACTCAATAACTCTTCGCATCAAAGCAGAGGCCACATCAAGAGATTCGACTTCTACCCATTGGCTCAGGTAGCCTATAAAGTGTAGATTGACTTTATACTTATGCATCGATTTATCCTTTCGTATTTACCACTAAATACATTGTATAATACATTGTACATAGTTGTACACAACAAAATGACTGGCATATCAACTATTTTTACTGTAGACAAAGTGGTCGATGTAGGCATCAACAGGAAGCTCATTCTCAATAACAAAGCGATAGTCATTTCTTAGTCTTATTAAGAATACAGATAGAGTGGTACTCTCATTCTTAGTCTCTGGTCTCTGTGCTTTATTCTTTAGATTAGTTAGACAAAATGCTTTAAACTCGTCTAACTTATCCACAGGCAGACCTACTGGTACTTGTATTGAGACTATGCGATCTCCTGTTCTAAATACGGTGTGGATCAATATTCTTACTTCGACTACCGTGCTACTTTCTTTTGAGGAGGGTTTAAACTTAGGAAAGTTTACTCCTAAATCGTCTCGTTTTTGCACATCAATTCCCATGTATCTCATACTTTTATTATACATCATCCGTAAGCCATGGTTTATAATAAATATGCACAAATAGAGCGGGTAACCAGGTAACATCAGAAAATATACTATCATCACAATTATGTGATGCACACAGGATGATGAGAATATAAACATACTAGTTGACTAAGTATAATCAAATGAATGACTTAGGCGCTGCGCGTCCTTTTACTTGGATAAATTTTTTACCCCTATATTAGGCGAAATCAATATTCACGTTACATATGTGATGTGATATGATATTTTAAAACTGATGTTACATGTTACCTTTGTATCTAAGTATAATAAAATCAATAACATAGAGGTAACACACTAAGATGACTGATGTTACCTTTTATCATGCACTATGTTGAGTCAGAGAAAGCCTATTCATATGAGACATGGTATATGAGTATTGTTTTTCGTATATATAGGGGCCGGTAAAAACTAAATTCAAAAACCGGATAACACGGGTGTTGGGCTCGAATAGTTTTTCTGTATCGGAGTTCGTTGTATGATAACGCCGAACGTTATCGTGGGCTGCTTGAGTCAGCCATAACTGATGTGGAATCCGGGCGCTGGCCATAACTGTTGTATACTGCCTCCAACCGACACACGCGTGCCGTGAAAAAATGGGATGACAACCCTCTCACAGCCATAACTGTTAAGGAGCGTGTGACACTTAGTACCCAGCCATAACTATCTAATCTGGAGTAGTTTAGTACGTTCTTCTTTAAACCTATCAATTAGATACTGGCACCTCAACCGTTCCTCTACGTCAGACTTATCCGTACATCCTTTGAGGCGGTCTAACATATGTTCGCGGTCTCTAATTGCGCAGTATAGAGCTTGAATCATTACTTGCTTCTTCGTGAGTCTCTCGATAATTGGCATGTGGTTTGCTCTCTCCTCTCACGCTCGAACGCCTCTTGAAACCTGCGCTCCGCGGCACGATCGTCGCGTCCCGCGTCCCATGCCACGACAGACCTCGAGGACACACAAACCTCGAGCACACACCCTCTGGAGCGCAATCAAGCCTGAGAGCATGTCCCCCTACTCTGAGATTCCTACTGCGCTCTCTCCCACTGTTGTCGAATTTGGGGTAATTCTCCATATATCAATTATATACCATCTAAGACTGGTTGTATACAGAATTGTGAGCAGCTTTTCATTTATTTGCCACGTGCCGGTGACACTTTTGTGTCATATCTATATATCAGCGCGCGCGCATGTGCGCGTGTGCGCGAATTATATCACATTTACCTGTTCAAAAACCTGTTCAAAAATAATTTATTTTTGCTCATTATTTTATGTACAGTTTTCTATAATCGGTATATGATTATTACAGATTGATAGAGCAAATGCTCTTAGGAGAACATCATGAAGTCCTTCATCAGCGACAATCAAGAAAAGATTTTCATCTACTGCGGAATCGCTCTGTTTTCTTTCCTCACGATCTTTTCGGTTTACAGCTACCTCAAGGCCGCGGGATTCCACATCTAATGAGACCTTACCCGTACGTCAAGTGGGCTCTATTCGCCGCAGCAATCACGCTAGGACCTGTCGCTCTGGCTTACCTTTTGGTTATGTTCTTTACGAGGTGAAGTATGTCTTGCAATTGTCACGAAGAATTCCCCGAAACCACTGAAGTCTGGTTCAACGAAGAAACTCAAATGTTTACCGTCGTTCACAAAGACGCCCATGGAGAAGAGCTTTCCACCAACGACGTAACGTCTGAGGACCTCGCGGACTGTGTCAAAAACCTCACAAAATAATTTGCAACTTGCTCATTATTTTATGTACAGTTTTCTATAATCGGTATATGATTATTACAGATTGATAGAGCAAATGCTCTTAGGAGAACATCATGACAATTGAAATATCTACCGACGATATAATCGACAGCTCAGAGAAGGCATGGAAACTGCTCGAAGCCGCTATCATATATCTTGCAGAAGACTCGGGAGCTGATCCTTATTCTGTGCAGAAAGTTGTAGAGATTCTTCTCACCAACGGCACAAAATAATTTGCAACTTGCTAATTATTTTGTGTACAACCACACCATTACAATTTACAATTGTTACAGATTGATGGTAATTAGTTACTTACCTCAAAAAAGCAACAAAGGGAGAATTACAATGTCGAAGTCAAAGAACGTCATCGCTGAAGTCCTCGAAGTTTCCTCCAATGAAGTAGTTGCTGAGCAGCCCAAGACTGCTGTGGAAGCTCCTACCGGCCCCGTCGTAAAGCAGACGGCGATCGAAGATCGTCTGTATGAGGTGGTCCCCTCAGAGACGGAAATCAAGTTCCGTGGTAAGCAACGTCAGCAGACGTATGACGCTCTCAAGAGCAGCCCTCAGCCACTCAACATAAAGGACATTTCCACCATCACCGCAGAACTCGGACTGACGGCCAAAGGTGGAGTCGAACCATCCGTCCGCTACCACATCCATCACCTCGCTAAGGACGGATTCGTCCTCTGCACGAATCCCACCTTTATCCTCGAGTAACTCGTCACCCGCGGACCGTCGCTCAAACCAGAGCGACGGTTCTTTTTTTGCGTTTCATTTCAGTAACCGCTGTTAGACGGTCGTAGGACGTGATGCCTGGGACAGATGTTTCCGCCGCCCTCGCAGCCCCCTAAAGAGCTCACGTACCGGGCCCGGCATCTCTACAGAAATCCCCCTAGTTTTGGGGGTCACCTTTAGATAGACTCTGCACTGACAACGAATCTCAAAGGAATTCCACAACCCCATCTACTATATTCACGACCCCTCCTCTATATCTACTATACGAACCGCGACGTACCTATCTTGACTGTGGAAGAACTGCAGTAGATCTATTTTTCCACAACCCAAGCACTTATAAAAACCAGAGTATGCCTCTGTGCCGACATCGACAATTTCACCGGAGCCCTTACAGATGAGGCTCTCTTGAACATCGCAGCAGATGTAGTCAGGGTTAATATCCTCGATCTTCTTAATGCGGACTCTCATAGTTCCACCGCAACGCTGATATCATCTGTCATTAGCAACCTTCCTATTCTTCCAACATAAGCCAATCACGAAGTCTTTTCCACCACGACTTCTTCTTAATCGGCGGTGGCATCTTAGGCCAAAGATACTCATAAGTCGTTGGAACCTCGTACTCCACCTCTCTCATTATAATTAGTCTAGTTCCCATAGTCTTCTGTTCCCAACCTACTCGACAAATTCTGTCAAAGTAACGAGGGTGACTAGGTCTGATTTTGATACCATATGGAATAGAGTCAAAATCTACCTCAGCTAAGGCATCCACTTCTAGAATTCTGTCTTTAAAGTAACCCTCAGTTCCGATCATCGCCTTCCTCTCTTCACCCTACTAACCTCAACAGCTCTCCTGATACTCTCTCGGCACATCTCACAACGAACGTATCCATCCGCGTAACAGGCGCAGCCCACACAAAGTCCTCGACTCTTCCGGAACTCATACATTCTGCGATATGCCACGGCTTTAGGTCTCATCGAGTAGGCTCTACTCATACTCAGTCACTATCTCTACAAGAGAGTCGACTTGATCATCCTCAGACATAAGCTCATTCTTGAATAAGTGAGCATCCTGAGGACGGTTGAATAGTAGAGCGTCATTGAAGTCTGCAGAAAAGGTGATCTGGCCGAAGTGTAGAGTCAGATAGTAAGGCCTATCTAAACCACCTTTTCTGATATAAACTACTGAACGTAAATTCATTTCTTCACCTTCCCCTTACCGACGCAGAATATACAAACCTTCTTGACTATCTCTCCCTTGTACGCGCATGATATAGTACCTACGCCTGCGCACGCCGTGCAGATCTTTTGCTCGCTCATTCTTTTATCTCCATCATAACCCTTAGTGTCTCAACTATTCCAATAATGAGAACATTACCCTCTCTGGTCTTTGGGATAAGCGGTAATAGTATATTCAGAATCCTGTAGCACATAAGCATACGGATACTATTCACTATAGATTTTAAACTTGCCTTCACTTCGCCTCCATCTTCTTAGTCAACCACGACCTAACCAACTCACAAGCCTTGTCAACGTCGACTATAACTAGTTTATTCTTCAGATATGCTGGATGACTAGTAACCTCAAGAGTAATCATAGGATCTCTATTACCATTCTCATGCTGAAATAGGGTAATCTTACGTTTCTCCATATATCTATTATATCCTGTGTATACTGAGTTGTACACTGCTTTTTTTCTAAACTGTTGCCCGTATTAAGCGTGCAACAAATAAAACGTACTTTAGAACGTCCTTAGTGTATGATTTAAATATAAACCGGTAAGGTACGACCGTACCAAGCCTCGACCAATCTTCTGATTTAGATGGTCTTCGCGATATGTCATCCAGGACTTAAGCTGGAGCTTAAATCAGATTAGAGCGGAGGCAGGCATGCAACTAGACGATACGTCTCTTAAGTTAATTGCTGTTGGTCATTACTACCCGACGTTTTTAGAGCTTCAGAAACTGGCCGACGAGTTGCTCTATCGTAGAAACTGCTTTCAACTTACGGTGTGTAGATCCCGTCTTTCAAGTGAAACAGAAACAGAGTACATCGGCAGTACTCTAGCTCAAGCTTAAGTTTATACGTAGGGGTACCAGAGTGCCTCATTAAAGACACGGTAGTTCCAGACGTGTTAGATAGATCAATCTATCACAGAGGCTCTGGTACCCCTACTTATAAGGCAGGAGAGTAAATGGACGCGTGTCTTCTAACATCTGAAGAAGTAGGTCAGTTAGTTCACTATGGCCTTGATCCAAATCACGACAATCATGTTCATGTTCCTGTAGATCAAGCCATTAAGGGCATACAGGACGAAGAGTATGATCTAATTCGCGGTAATCACGGTAGGAACTATCTTACCGTGGCTAAGACGCACTTTCTCAAACGCACACCATCTGGGGGACGCGGTGGTATAGACATTGTTCAGAGGGTTTTAAGCAACCACATCAAGTGCTTAAAACCTCTCAAGTAGGAGGTTTCGTGGCTAATCCAAACTGGTACAAAGGTATGCCTGATCCTAACTATAACAGGAAAACAGCCAACTTTAAGAATGACCCAGTTAAGAGGACTGCTAAGAAACTTCTCAGTCAAGCCTACGCTGAGGCTCTATCAAAGCCTGTTTCTGAGGATCTTCGCCAGAAACTCGGTCTTGAAGAGGGGACCCACCTGATGGCTGACGTTATTGCTCGTCAAGTAGTTCTACACTCCATCGGTGAGGTTAAGGACGACGCAATCTCTCATCGGTCGATCACTGAACTCCGTGAGACTACTGAGGGTAAGACGGCCGAGAAGATCATCGCTGCGGGTACTAATTCAGAACTCGCAGCCCTTGCCCAGATCATGAATGGTAATCCTGCTCCTCCTGATGGTCAAGAGGCCGACCCAGAGGACGCTCAGACTGAAGATGCTGAGAATGATTTCCACGAGGATCATTCCCACGAAGAGGAGTAACGCGTGTCAATCTTTAAGCCGTTCGGGTACAAAGCGCATAACTTCATCAAGCGCAATCCGGCGGAAGATAAGAAGTATACGTTGCTCGAAGGAAGTGTTCGTAGCTCTAAGACCTTCGCCGTTGATGCTAAGCTAATTCTGAAGCTTTGCGCCTACGATGTACAAGGCAAGCGGGTCATCTGCGGAGCTACTAAGCAGACTGTCTACAAGAACATGCTGCTGGACATCTTCCAGGTAGTCGGTAAAAAGAACTACTCTTACAACCGAGCATCTGGTGAACTTTGGTTATTCGGGGTTCAGTGGTTTATTATCGGCGCTAGGGATGAAGCTAGTTACAAGAACATCCTCGGTATGACGATCGGCATCGCAATCTGTGATGAGTGGACAGAATTTCCTAGAAGCTTTACAATGCAGTTGTTTCTTAGAATGTCCCCTGCCGGAGCGAGACTATATGCCACCACGAACCCAGGTACTCCTCAACACTATCTGTTTACTGAGGTTCTACATAACTCGGCGTTTGAGCCCGATCTTGAGGTCATTCACTTTACTCTAGAGGACAACCCCAATATTGAGCCCACCACTAAGAAGCAGATTATTGCTTCTCAGAAAGGTGTTTACTATCAGCGTTACATCCTAGGCCTTTGGGTGGTTGCTGAAGGGGCTATCTATAAGGATTCTTGGTCTGAGGATCTAGTGTATACGCATAACCTCAATGAATCGAGGTTCAATGAGGCTACCGGACAGGAACTCCGCAAGAGACCGCTTAGTCTTTATGGTGCTGGAGGTTATACTAACCACATCATATCTGTTGATTACGGAACTCATAATCCGTGTGTATTCCTCGAGTTCTTTGACGATGGTGATACTGCGTGGATGGATAGGGAGTATTGCTGGGACTCGGTAAAAGAGATGAGGCAGAAAACAGACGGTGAGTATGCTGATGATCTCGAGGAGTTCATGAGAAACTCTAGAGTTCTGGGAATCAACAACCCCAAGATCATAGTCGATCCTAGTGCTGCTAGTTTCAAGCTTGAACTCATAAAGCGTGGACTATGGGTAGTCGATGCTGATAATGACGTTCTTGAGGGTATTCACCGTGTTTCTGAGGTGATGGCCTGTAAGGCTCTTAGAGTTGAAGAAGGTTGTGTTAACGAGCGTAGAGAGTGTGGTCTCTACTCCTGGGATAAGAAGAAGACTGAAAAGGGCGATGAGCAACCTTTGAAAGTCAATGACCACACGCAAGACGCAAAGCGTTACGCGATACGAGAGCTATTCCCAGACTGGCGAATGGTAAGTACTTTAACTTTAGCGGCATAGGACACCTCAATGAAACTCATCTCAATTTGTCTTCTCTTCGTGATCTCCTTATCGGCTAAGGCTCAACACGTCAGTAGTTGTTCTGTTATGTTTCAAACCGCCAGTAAAGTAGCTTTTGATCTAGAGGCCGCTTATACCGACACTCTGGACCCTGGCGCTGCTATTCGTAATAGTCTAGATGAGGAAGCTCGAGCCTACTTCGACGCTGGATCCGACGTTTTTTACTCATCTGGTGATTCAAAGATGATCGACAACCTATGCTCTACTAGCAATCTGGTTTCATTGAACCGCGTAATTACTGAGTATAAAGCCAAGGCTGTTGACGTTAGGGATTCAGTGAAACACAGAGATTCTGTAAGTGCGGCTCAAACGTGGTTAAACCACCATCAAAATTAAGGAGCAATCATGGCAATTCCTTGGGGAAACTCAGCACTTAAGCAAGCAGACGACGCCGCTCTTCCACTGAGCCAAGAGCCCTCCTTCATGTCTGGTAAGAAGCACGGTTACGGAGTAGGTACTTCCCGTGACATCGGCAAGCCTTACCCCGCGGAGGAGAAGAAGACGGCTGGAGATGAGATGGTCGAAGACGCTCATCCGATCAAGCCTTTTCATGATGTTCTCCGTAGTGAGGGTTTCAAACCTCATCATAGCGAGCGGCAGGGTGATGTTCGCGTGAACCACTACACCAAGCCCAATCCTGGCGGCGGTGAAGAGACGGTTGAACTCCACCACAATCAAGGTCGTGGCCCTGAGTTTGGTTCGACTAACTCCGTCACTAAGTCTGGTGATCCTGAGGGTACAGCTCCTCGCGTGAATAACAGCCCTGAGAAGCTTCATCGCAATATTCATGCTCAGTCTTACCGCGCTCCTGAGGGTGGGGTTGCTCCGAAGATGAAGCCTGGCGAAGTACGGGAGTATGCGAAGAAGATCAAGGAGTAACCATGGCGATCAAGTCCGGCAGTTCCGCTTTGAATGACGCTCATGAGTTCGACCACTTGGCTTTGCCTTTCCATACATCCTCCCATATGCCGGCAACTGACGGTGGACTGCCGGGTTCTCCTTTCTACAAGCAAGGAATGAACCCGAAGAGCTCCATTGTTAGTAACGTGATGGATGCTAAACCCTCTCTTCAAGAGCAAGGTTATGCTTCTCGTGAAGAAAAGGCTACCCATCTAGAGAAGATGCGCCAGATTCCTCCACATGTTAGACGTCAAGGTAAGGAGGACGCGGCGATGGAGTATGCTCAAGGTAGACCTGGTGGGTCTAAGTCGGCTGAAGACGCCGCTGAAGACTCTCTCGGTCCTACCGGTAAGAGGTTTACCGAGTCTCTGCATGAGCGTAAGAACAACGGCAAGTTTGAAGAGTCGAGCAACAAAAAGAAGCCCGAACGGAACTAAATAGCTAACGCTATAGAGAGGAAGTTTACTAC